TTTTTTTTCTATTGGTATATATAAAATAAAAAAACCAATTTTTTTCTATTTTTGTTTGGTCGTCTTTATCTTATTTACGGCCGTTTTGTAATCTTGTGTTAACTTATTCATATCGTCGAAGAATTTTTTCCTCGACTCTTCTACCTGTTTTGTTAGATTTATGATGTCATACTCACTGAGTCGTTTATTTAAGGTATCCATTTTTTTCTGAATCTCTCCTTTTCTAGCATCATCCTTTTCATTGGATAGTTCTTGTCTTAAATCTTCCGAAGCAAGTTTGTCGTCACTTTGTGACTTTGTATCGCCGACAAGTTTCCTCTCCAGATCCAATACCGTTATTAGCTTCTGTAGATATGGATTTCTATTTTCATCATCTTCTGCACCCATTATCTCTTCAACTTTATCTTTAATCATCTCATCACTATAAAGAAACTTACCTTCTTTCCCAATCTGTGTGTATAACGAAGTGATAGTTTCTTTTTTAGATTTGTAATCGTTGATATGCTCTTCGGTTTTATTTACGGATTGTTTGTCCATTTTAAGTGCTGGAGAGTCTGTAGAACTTAAACTCAACTTCTCACTAAACTCACTATATCTTATTATTCTCATACTTTTGTTATGTCTGTGTTTCTTTCGGTTAGATGTTGAGATGGATCTTTAGAGAATGGACTTTTATCACTGGATGATGCAATTTTTTGTTTCTTTAACCATTCTGTTGTTATCTTAGGTACAAATTGTTCTGGTTTATCCGAAACGGTGTTTATTGAATATATGTCTTCTACGAATATAGACTTATCATACGTTTTCCTTTTGTCTCTTCCGTCGATATATTTTATATTCAATTTTGAACCTCTTAGAAATAAATCTTCTAAATCCTTTGTTGTTCTGGCATAATTTGTCTGCCAATGGTCTGTAGTACCATCAACTTTGCTATAAATTGTATCCTTCGTAATTTTCGGTAAATCTCCTTTGTCTATTACCTTCTTTCTAGCATCAACAATTTCACTTTCTGGATCACTTAATGGACTAGATTGTATCAATTCATCAAAATATTTGAATGTTCCACTAAATGCAATAGATTTTGCATCTGGTAAAGTCCATACGTAGTAGTATTTGGAGTCACCTTCTATTTTTCCTTCTTTTATGTTTTTGTATTTTATGACAAAAAATGTATTGGCTTTGAAATTCGGTTTCTCATTCAACTTAACAAATGATAACTTTACCGAGCCACTTTCTACTGCAGTGGCAATTTTGGTATTATTTTCACCATCATCACCTATTGTAAGACCTCCCGACTTTTCTAAGTCACCTTCATCAACTTTACCAAAATATTTTTCAATAAATTTTGCTTGAGCACCTCTATCTGTAGAACTGGTTTTATAAAGACTATCACCGTCGATTAATTCGTTCATAAATTTATTAAGTGCTAAACCTGCTCCTTTCCTAATCTCCCAATCTTCTTCATTTTTTGGATTCGGTACTAATGGAAACCTCAGTTTGGTATTTTTACTAAAAATATACTCATATTCTCTATCACCCATAATTTTGAGTACTGCGTCCTCCCATTGGTTAAAAACTTTGTTTATTCTGAAAGGACCACTCTTATCACCACCAAATGATGTATATCTTCCTGCAATCGTTGCACCAATTTCACCATCCTTTCTTTGTGATATCTTCTCTCTCATATAGAGCTTGTATGCACGGTTGAAAAGTCTACATATCTGCATTATAGGATCAATTCCGTTTATTACCAAACCTTTCCCTTCCTTTTCAATACTCTCGAAGTTTGCTACAATTTTTTCAACCTCTGTCTTCTCAAGTACATAAGATTTTACCGTTTTACATTTCTGTTCAAAAAAGTCCTTTATTCTTTCAGATGTTGTTCCTTGTTCCTCAGTCGGTGCTCCTTTGTCTTCTTCTGGTTTTTGTTCATCAGCTTCGTAAATTCTCATAAATCCATCAAATCCAAGTAGTCTCTTTTCGTTTACCGCTCCGGTAATTTGACGACCGGTTTTGATAAACAACTCTGTATTGGCCTGTAACGTATCCAATACATCTATAAGACCTGCCTTCTCAAACTGAATGATGAATTTGAAGAACCTTGCTATTTTGAAAGCTATATTAGTTACGTAAACATTCTTACCATCTATTTCGATCAACTGTGAAGAGTCTTTGTCTAGTGTTTTACCTTTATTTGCCTCCAGATTTTGTGGAGTCATTTTTTTACCATCTTTATCTACTCCGAAGTTAAGGTCATTATCTTCCTTTAGAAGGTCGTTCTGTGTTAGTGATACTTCACCTTTTTTCTTTCCTGTCACATATTCCTTTATCTCGTCATATATTGTATTTACTTTCTCTGGATATTTTCCTGAGATTAGTGTATTCATAAGTGCGAGATTTACAGAAACCTCTTTTATTTTAGGATTTTGTAAGTCATCTATATGTCTTACTAAAGATTTAAGTGAGTCGTGTACTTTTGTTTGTATTTCATCTTTGTTGCCACCTTTGTTTTTGAATAGGTTTTGTATTTTGGCAACAACCTTACCCACAAATGCACTAACACTACTCTCGTTTACTACACTTTCTAATAAAATGGTTAAAGGTTTACCATTTTTGTCTTTGGTAGGTAGAGAATCTGTTGGTTTCCTACCCTGTAACCAAGTATTCATTCCTATAAGTACTTCTGGTTTTATTTGATATTCTGAACTTAATTTCTGTATTGTGTCTCCTGCGGATATTTGATGTTTTCCAGTTGTTGTTGTTGCTAGTCTGGATACTTCACTTTTGAAACTAGGAAATGCTTCCAATATTCCTCTTAGTGCTTTCATATTTTGTAATATTAATTCACTAATTTCTTTATTGTCTTTAATTTTCTCTTCTTCCTCCTCTCCATCTTCCTCCTCTCCATCTTCCTCCTCTTCGTCCATACCATCACCCTCGTTGTTTTTAAATCCTTCGAGAAACTTAGCAAATTCATCCAATTCTGATTTCAGAGTGGGTTTTTCCTTTTCTTCATCTGGCATTTTCTCCACCGTTTTTTGTGCCTCATCTGTTAGATTTTTAAGTATTTCTACTTTTGCACCTTTATCAACGTGTATTACGAGAGCTTCAAAAACCGCATGTAGTGTTAACTTACTCATCAATGCTTTCTTATCGTCATCTACGTTTAGTAAGTAACCTTCTGATACTAGGTTGTCAAACTCGGATCTTAGTCTTCTTATCAAAGGTAAGATTCTAACTAGTCTGGATCCGTCTTCAATCCTCTGTATTATCTGATGGTAAATAAACCTTCCGATAAGTGAATCTGCCCACGGTATATCATTTTCGAATGGTGCTTCTTCTGTTATGAGTCTCCAATCACCTTTACTTTCCTTTATAAAGTCAGATTTTTGACTTAGCTTTTTCGCACTTCTTAGGAAGTCTTCTCTTTTCGCCAGATATTTCATGAAATTTTATTGCGTTTTGCTTATATATAAATTGTTCGTTCTCGGATTTTTCCTTATTTTCGTAAAAAAGAAAGTGATGATAGAATTTGATCCAATAAACACAATATGTATAAACGTAGCATCACATACACCTATACAACTTTTCTTCATAAGTGAGAAATATTGTCTCGATTTTGAGAAGTTGGTTAGTTATAAAAAGTATGTTGGTAACGGACCACAGGATTTCACTGGTAAAATATGGATTGACCTTAGATTCACAAAAATAATAGCTATAGAATATATAAATCTATTTGGTGATTTTGTAAAAAGAGGTGATACCACTAAATATGTATATTCTAAAAGATTGGAGACAGACAATAGTCTTGCAATAACTACAGACAAATTAGACGAATTCCACCGTATGCCACAAATAAAGACACCGAAACAACCAAAAGGTATAGAATCGGTTTACGCATATGCACACTTCAAATCCAAAGGTTACGATTTGTCTAACGACTTCTATGATCGATTCCTCACTGGTGATGCACCTAAGAGAAAAGAGAGAAAAGAGAGTATAGAATCACTTACCGAAAAAATGATGCATGCTGTGTCGATTGAGGACTACGAAACCGCAGCAATAATAAGAGATAAAATAAAATCAATGGCATAAGAAGGAAGGCATCACAAAAAAAGTGGTGCCTTTCACTTTATAAAACCACTTGTTTTCCGCGATGTGTGTAAATGTCTGTAAAGTGTGTTAATATATAAGACATAAATTACACACAGTGATATGAAATACTCAGAACTAAGTGTGGATGGTAAAACATACACCGACCAAAAAGAAATTTCTAAAAAGTTAAAATCTGAAGGATTCACCTGGCTCATCGATTGTGAGATTGAAAATGCCAAATTGGAGATAAGAAAGAATACACTTATATGGCATTCTGGTGACTTTCTTTTTGGAGTGTGGAAGTGGGGAATTTTCAAATCCGGTAGCTTCCATGGAAAATGGCAAGGAGGGATTTTCGAGGGTGGCAATATTGTCGATGGAACCGCGTGGAATGGTGGGATAAACCTCGTACCCTAAAAAAATAATCTTTATATTATGAAGAGAAAGAAGGTGGCCCTGCAGGCCAGAGGTAATTGCGACCTCTACGTCGGTGGGATTATGAGAGTTAGCAAAGAAGAGAACATTTATTTTTTCGAGATTGGTAATGACATGACCAAAGATGTTGCAGAGGCAGTTGCATTAATGATGAGAAAGGTGGATTGGAATGATCCGGTATGGGACATAAGATATTATGTCAATGAGATAGAACCTGATAGAGCATTATTCTGGCTCACTGGTGGATATACCGAGTGGAGAACTTTAGAGAACTACAACAGACCATGGTGTGATTGTTATTTAGAATTCCAAGAAGAGTTTGGTGAACTAATTTTCAACATTGTGTCACGTAATAAAACTCTTCGTGATATAAGAGATGGATTTGTTCAACACCTCTCACTACCGACACTCTACGAGTTTGCACTTAGTAAAGACTTCATAAAGTGATAAATGATAAAAACCCGTCGAAAGACGGGTTTTGTGTTTAATATATAACACAAATGGAATTTAGAATATGGAGAACTTAGTAAATTCAGTTTGTGGTAAGCCATATTGTAAGGCAACCTTTGTTGTGAATAAATCTGATATAAAAATTGTTGATGATGTTGAGGTTTGGCCAAACTTTTGTCCTGGTTGTAGAATGCAAGAAGGTAGTGTTAACTGGGAGGAAAAAACATATGAAGGTGAAAGGTGGGACGGAACACCACATGAGTTCAGATATAAAATAAACAAATACTATTAATGGGTGCTGCACACTTTTTTGATTTGGACACTGTGATACTTAGTGATGCCAAAGTTTGGATAATTGACAAATCACGTCCATCACTTCCAGTTCACAGAATAAGTCAATCCGATTTCAACCTTGTTAGATCCGGTGTTTTTAAATCACACGGTAACAGAGTACCGTTTGCTGGTAGTGATTATTGGCTTTCTGATAAACTAATGTCAGAAGTTAATGTTGGTTGTAAAAGGAATCGTGCTAACTCATCAAACTTGGCATTCTCACTTAGAGAGTTTATGGACGAGGACCTTATCAGAGCATCAAACCACAGAATAAATGAAGATGTGCTTAGACATCTTAAGAATTCTCCAGATGATGTATACTTTATATGTTCAAAAAATACCAAATCTAACTACGAGAGAATGATAGAAAAGGTTGAGGATAAGTTGGAAGAGATTGGTATTCGTATAAAAAATTACTACTACGTTTCGGAAAGCTTCTATGAGAGTAATGATGACGACGTGGCGTGGGATAAATGTAGACTTTTACTACAACATCTAGTTGGTGTAAAGGCAGATGGTGATGTTTTTGATACACAAGAGATAATTAGATACGAACAGATTCACTTCTATGATGAAGACCAAAAATCAGTTGCTATGGTAGATTCTATAGGCAAAGCTCTTCAAACAATGTTGGCAAATAGTCAGAGCTCACAAAAAGACACAATACGAGAAACAATAAAGTCTTCAATGCCTGAGTTGATTATAAATATAGTTACTCCTAATAAAATGAAACTTTTTTCAACAAAGAAGGTGAAACTCGAATATGCTAATTTAGTTAAGTCGTTTGAGTCTTATGGAAGGATTCGTAAATAGATTACTCTTTTTTACCTCTGTCTTCTTCCTTTTTCATCATGGCTGCCTTTATCAATTCGTTCATATCACGACTATTCATAATTTGACCATCATTAGAATCTTCTTTATCGTCTTCCTGTATCATTGGTGTATTTGTTGCCATCTCGTCATAACCCATATCCCTTCTCAGGTTCTTCCAAAATTCTTCTAATTTAGTCTTTTGTCCTGAAAGAAATTTTGCATTTTCCCTTATCTGACCAATTGTCTGGTTTACAACTTCGTGCATCCTGGCAGAACTATCACCATTGTCAACCTGTCTCATTTGTGTAAGAAAGTTTTTTCTTGTCATTTTGGTGAGAAATATCGCTTCGGCATAAACCATAGCATCTTCTTTCATTTTGTTCTGTATGTACGGATGTTCTTTGAGTTTAGGTACATCGCCTAAGTATAAATCTACCAGTGATTCTAGTACCTGCATTGATTGTTGTGATGATACCGTGAGATCAGAATCGTAGTCATAAATTTCAATCTCTCCCAAATCAGGAAGATCCTCGGGTCTTGCTAGGTGCATTGAGAAGTCATATTCACCACCCTCTGATTGTATCTGGTCGAATTCGTCCTGTATTCTATTCCTTTCTTTATCTTGCTTCGACATTAGTAGGAGTTGTTTTCCTTATATATAAGGAAATTGGCTTCCCAATATGTCAGAGAAAAAGAAAGAAGATATTAGACAGATGGTTTTTACCACCAGATTGGTGGAAGAAGCCACAAATCAAATAAACGACGGTATACAAGTTAAGAAATTTCAAAACCCTTGGCTAAAAAGTGAGGTAGGTCTAAAAAGGTCTGGTGTAGTTTTCCGACTTTCCGCAGAAGAACAACAGGAATACATACGTTGTGCAGTTGATATACATTATTTCACCGAAAAGTATTGTAAGACTAAAAGAGAGGATGGATCCGTAGGTTCTATACTTCTTAGGGACTACCAGAGTGAGATTCTCGATAACTTTATGAACAACCGGTTCAACATACTAATGGCTAGTAGGCAGGTGGGTAAGTGCTTTTATTTCAACACTTTATGTAGTATTGAGATTGATGGTATCGAAATTGAGATGAGAGTCGGAAGTCTCTATTATTATATGCTTTCTAAGATTAGGAAGTTGACTTTATTGGAGAAGATAAAGATAAAATTGTATGATATTTTATTCCATTTCGAAACCGTTTCCCGATTTGAGGAGAAGCCATAAAAATTATATATATGAAAAAAATAATTTTTTATGGTTATTAATGATAATAAAGAATCAGTGACGTGTAGAATATGTGGTGAGCAATGTAAACGAATTTATGGTAGACATCTTAAACATTCACACGATAATATGTCCACTGATGAGTATAAGAGACTATTTCCCGGTGCACCGATAACGACACTATCTGATAAAGAGAAAACAAGTAAGAATTCTGGTTTACATATGAAGGGCGAAAAGTATAAAAAGATGTTCTCTGAGATGTTTAAGGGTGATAAAAATCCAAATCATATTTCTAATACTACCGATGAACAGAGAAGAAGTAGAAGTCCATTTTCAAAATCATTTGTTGGATATGATATGATTGAGGATAAAGAGGAACATATAAGTAAATTTGCCAAAGATGCTATAAAAAATAGAGTATCTGATACTACTTTACGATATTATCTCAATCTTGGTTATACAGAAGAATTTGCTAAACAGATGTTAAGTGAGAGACAAACTACCTTTTCGTTAGAGAAGTGTATTGAGAAGTATGGTGATGAAATAGGTCATAAACGTTGGTTAGATAGACAGAATAAGTGGCAGACATCATTATTGGAAAATGGAAACATTAAGTGTGGATTTTCTAAGGTTTCGCAAGAATTATTTTTTGAGATACTTAAAAGATATAATACCGAAGATATATCTGAGGTTTATTATGCAACAAAAAATAAAGAGTATTACATATCTAAAAAAGATGTTGGGTTTTTTGCATATGATTTTACTGATTTGAAGAGAAAATTGATTATTGAGTATAACGGCGATTTATATCATGCAAATCCTGATATATATGAGTCGACAGATTATCCACATCCATATTATAAAGAAGATGGTCCTACTGCTGGTGAAATATGGAGTAGAGATAATAATAAGATAGATGTTGCGCGAGAAAAGGGATTTGATGTTCTGACTATATGGGATTCTGAATATAAATCAGATAAAAATAAAACAATTGATAAGTGTTTAGATTTTTTGAGAATATAGTTATATGTTTTTTGAGGACATTGATTGGTGTTATTGAGTCTTATGAATATCGTAAGTTGAAACTCAATCAGGATGATGTTTCTAAAAAGATACTTAATTCTTTATCTGTTATGAATATACGGGTTAAGACGGATACTGGTTATGAACCGGTTACCGATATTCATATTACACAACCATATAATCATTACATAGTAAATACTTCTGATTATTCATTGTGTTGTGCTGATAATCACATATTATTTGATGATTTATTTGGTGAAGTTTTTGTCAGTGATTTGAGTGTTGGTGATTTTATACAGACTGAGTCAGGACCTCAACGTGTTGTTAATATAAGAAGGGAATTTGGTAAATCCTCTATGTTTGATATGACAGTGAATCATCCAAACCATAGATTTTATACTAATGGCATTCTCTCACACAATACAGTATCATCTGCTATATTCATATTACACACAATACTTTTCAACAACGATAAGAACTGCATGGTGGTGGCGAATAAAGGTGATACTGCAATTGAGATCGTTGATAAAGTTAAATCAATCTATTCACTTCTACCATTCTTTCTAAAACCTGGTATAAAGACTTGGAATCAGAAGTCACTCACATTCGATAATGGGTGTAGAATAAAAACGTCTGCTAGGTCAAAAACACCTGCAATTGGTTTTACCATTGACGTACTTTACTTAGATGAGTTTGCACACATTCCTTCGAACATTATAGAACCATATTATACCGCTGCATTTCCGACCGTTTCAGCAGTTCAGAATTCGAAGATAATTATAACATCTACACCGAATGGTATGAACCTTTTTCACAAGTTGTTGATTGATGCAGAAAGACCTGATGGTGATCCACTCAAAAACAACTACAAACCTACGAGGGTTTATTGGTATCAGGTTCCGGGTAGGTTCGTTACTTATATAAGGTTGAATAATGGTCGTCTTTTCCATCACGGAGTTACAAAAGACGATATTTATAATAGTTGTGTTTCTGCATTTGGAGAATTAACAAAACTTAAAATGGAGTTCAATATGGACCAACAGAAAGACGTTATACACGTTTTCAATAATGATAAGTGTTCTGATGAGATGGTTAAGTCACTTACATTTATCGATGTTAAGGGTAATGAGGTTTCTATACTTTCGGTTGCAGAGGTGACAACTTGGAAAGACGAGGCGGTGAAGGATATTGGTGGTGAAGATGCATTCAACCAGGAATATGGTCTAAGGTTTATCAACTCTAGTAAGTCTTTGTTAAATGAATCTATAATTGAAGATTTGTTAAAGGGTAAGAAGAATTTTGTTTATCAAGAACTTGATGAACTTACACGTCTAAAATTTTCTTACGAGGGACTAAAATGGACTGAAGATGATGAAAGATTCATTCCAATAAAACGAAAAGATTACAGGATAGTTATGTCTGTCGATATTTCGGAGGGACTCGGACAGGATTATTCGGTAATTAACATATTCCGTATTTCTGAGAAACCGGTGTCTCTAATAGAGGAACAAAAACACAAATATACTTCAGTTGTGGATTTCTTCAGACTCGAACAGATAGCAATATTCCGTAGTAACTTAGTTTCTGTTAAACAACTTTCTGAACTTCTTTACTTATTGACTTTTGAATACTTCAATCCTGAAAATGTCAAAATAGTTCTTGAGTTGAATAACTATGGTAATGCTTTACTTGCGGAGATGCCACACGTATTCGATGGTAATAACAACTATGGATCATCCGTTTTTATACGTTATAAACATCGTGCAGATGCAACCGAAGAAAGAATAGGTTTGAAAGTTGGGGAAAATAAAAATATGATGGTTAAAGACTATCAAGATTTGATGTACTCAAAATCATTCCTTATTACAAACGAAGACAATATAAGAGAGATAACGACTTTCGTTAAACACACAACGGTGGCCGGTAACGTAAGATATGCTGCAGATGTTGGTCATGATGATACGGTTATGACTTTGGTTAACTCTAGTACTATTTTCAAAAAACACGAGTTCCGAGAAATGGTTGAGGATTGGGGACGAAACAATTCACCAAAAGACTTTATGGACTATGTTGAACGTGAATTAAAACAGGTTGACTTTGTTGAAGGACTTGATTATGGTCAGGTTTTACGTGCACGAAAGATGAAAAAAACCAAAGGAAATATTTGGAATAATGATAGTAGTATAAACTGGTTTGGGACGAAGAATTAATCTTCGTCCGATCAGTTCATTTATCTAATTATTTAGTTCGCTTCCATTGTTACTGATAGACCAGCACCTTTTAGTTTATCTTTCATTTCCGAAATTAAATCATAGTCTCCGTATTTTACATCACATCTTCCTTTGAAGTGTACGATGTGTGCACATTGGTTAGCTTGCTCGTACTCATGTTTACATACCTTCATTAGACATGTGATTACCCAATCGAAACTATTATAATCATCATTTTCTAAAATCAACACATAAGGTTTTGATAAAATCTCCTCTACCTTAGACTCTACTTGTTCTTCAATTTTTGTACTCATACTATTTCCTTTATTTTAGTTAACTCTTTGTTGTTTAGTACTATGTATTTTATTTCTTTCCCTTTGAGATATTCTTCTTTTATTTTATCTCGATATATTTGTTCTTCGTATCCTTTCTTACCTTGCCAATGTTCTATTGGTTTGTAATGTTGTACACCGTGTGTTTCTATAATTATATTTAAATCTGGTAGATAAAAATCATATCTAAGTTTTCTACCAGTCTTTGGATTAACTAAGTCGTCAAAAGTTTTTTCGGTTTCAAATCTTATTGATTTGGCAGTTAAATAATCTGTTATATACTTTTCCGAATATTTTAAATCCTTTGTACAAAATGGACATCCCCTTTCGCCGTGTATGAATGAATTCATATTTTTTTTATGTTTTCTTCCACATATATTGTGAATTATTTCTACTTTATGATGAACAGTTTCTATATAATCCAATATTGTGTAATCGGTCCCCCATATTTCTCTACTTCTCTCTAACCAATAATCATTGGACTTACGAGAGTTGGTTCCACATAGTCTACATTTTTGTTTATGGTTGATATGGTTATTCATAGTTATTTCAAATATACCACCACATTTGTTGTGTAATATTTTGACTTTATTTTTAACGTTTATCGGATTTTCTAAAATACGATATTCACCATTGTGTGTAAAGTTACTTTTTTCTTGGTATTCCTCCAAACTTTTTTTGTTTTTACCTGAACAAAAGGTACAATATCTTTTTGTGTGATTGTTCAACTTCATACTTATTGTGTTACCACATTTTTTGTGTAATATGGGTACATTATGTGATCCACTTTTTGGCTCTTCTAATATAACGAACTCGTTGTTGTGTATTATATTACTTTCTTCTTGCCACTCTTTTAAAGTTTTTCTTTTTGACATAAGTTTGTTTGTTTGATTTATTTTATATATAAACTAAGTCAAACTCCCTTATGTCATCAACTATAATATGGATTGAATGTTTTTAATGTTTTGTTAACTACGTCCACAACGGTTATATTCATATTTCTGTTGTTTGCTTCTATCTCTGCCCACTCTTCAAAATGAGGTAGGTGTTCTTGTCGATCATCAAACATTATGAATTCATCGTATTTTTGTTCGTCTAATTTCTGTCCAAAAAGTTTCTTTTTGAAGTCAAGTGTATCTCCTCCCCAGTTTAGGTGAACTTCATTGAATGTTAATTCATTCTGTTCGAATATTTTGTCAATATTCTCTCTCATACCCTTCACTTTATTCAACCTTCCGGTTGCAACAATTACTTTTGTTTCTGGATCTTCTACGTGTTCAAAATACTTTTCTTTTACCCATTCGTTCATTGGTATTTCAAATATGTCAGTGTCGAGTGTTTCGTGTTTACCCCACCATCCTATGTATGGCCATTCTTTACCTGTGGCTTCTTGCCAAATATTTTTACCTTCTTCAGGACCAGGTGTATGAAACAACGTGTCATCGAAGTCGAAGCAGACTAATTTTTTTGTCATTATTGTGTTTATTTTATATGTACAAATATACGAATTATATATAACTAAAAATTAAACAGTTTTATGAAAATAGACAAATCTTATATCTATTTTTTGATTTTGGTCGCTTTCGTTATATCGGTTTTACTAAATATAAAGAGTTGTAACACTCCGCCAAAGATTATTTACGATGATACACATAAGAAGATAGACTCTTTGATGATTGTATGTAACAATATGAATGCACGTTTTGACTCTGTTTCCGTACATTCTGATAAATTATCCGAAGAGGTTTTATCTTTGAATTCTGAGCGATCGCGTATGACTGAAGAGATGAGGAAAAAGGATGAGATTATAAGGAAATCAAAGCTTAGGCTCGCTGAAAATGACCGTATGATTGCCAAGTTGAAGAAATCTAAAGTAGATATGTCTGACGAAGATTTGTCTGATGCAGTCAGATTAAAATTACCAAAATGATATGAAGAAGTTTATACTATTACTTTCTATTCTAATTACGTTTTTTTGTCAATCACAGGAATCTCCAAGACCTATTACAGACAATGGTCAGAAAGGATTCTTTTTGAGTAGGAAACATATGGAATATTTTTACAAAACACTTCAAATAAATGAACTTTATGAGATGAGGAGATCCGAGTGTGATACGTTGGTATTATCTCTCGAGAAGAAAAATCTGGATTTCGAAAGAAAATTGTCTATATGTGATAGTATAATAAAGAAACAGGAAGAGATAATAAACACTAAGAACGAGATGGTTTCTATAAGGGAGGCACAAATTGATACATATAAAAAGGTTGATGTTTACCAGGAAGATAAGATAAGGCGAGTTGTTGTTGATAACTCAAAATTGTCTAATAATTTGGAAAAAGAGAAACATAAAAAGTGGTGGTTCGGATTATCCGGATTTGCTGCAGGTGTATGTCTCGTATTATTCGCTATTTAAAAGAAAAGTATAAAAAGCGGTTTTCCGGAATAATATATAACCTATAAAAAAATATTAAACAAATGAAACACATCAGAACGTATGACTCTTACAGAAACATTAAGAGTAAGTTTTCTTCAGTTGATCCTTCTGCTTTCGGTGAGGCGATTAAAGAATCCGTTTTGCAGGTAGGTGACGTTTATAAGGTAAGGTCTATGGTGGACATTCCACAATCATTGATAAACTCTTACGTTAAGAAAGTAAAGGACACAACCGGTAAGAATCTTCGCCAGTTTTTTGGAGATGTAGAGATTGCTGAGCAACTTTTACAATACATCACTACAACGGGTCTGGATTTAGATAAAATACCAGGTGGTGCATTAATGGGTCAAGCACAGGCACAGGGACAACCTGCACAAGCACAAACTCCTGCATCTACTGAAGAAGGATCTGAAGGTCAAGCACAGGTTCAGGCACAACCTGCACAAGCACAAGAACCGGTTCAAACTCAAGTTCAACCACAAAGTCAAACACAAGTACCTGAAGGTGGAGAGTTTGAAGAGCCTAATGCACAAGCACAACCTGCACAAGCACAACCAGCACAAACTCAAGTTCAAACTCAAGTTCAACCACAAGGTCAGGCACAAGAGGGTGAAGAAGAAAACGAAGAAGAAAACGAAGAAGGTGAGGAAGAATTACCTTTATAATATTTGAAAAATTTAAAAACCCGTCTCAAAGACGGGTTTTTTGTTTTAATATATAACGATATGAGGTATTTAAAGACTTTTGAGTCGGTCACTGGTTTCAATCCGACAGATATTATAGAACAATACTGGGAGGTAGACTTCACATTAATAAAGGATATGATTGGCTCACTTGCGTTGGCATACGAATCACATGAGTTTGAGATTGTATTCTATATTAAGATGGATGATGATTTATGTAGGGTATTTGAATATGATGGTGTCAAATTCAAAGAAGGTCCGTATTGGTCTAATCTGTCTGCTATAATCGAGAATGGTGAAAGTGGACGCAGTCGTATAGAACCGACCATCGAGTTCTGGGTCGAAATGCCAAATGACTACGATGGTTTCGTAAAAGATTTAAATAATTTCATATCTGACTCTGGTATTCCTTACCATTCATCCGGTGTTATAGAACTATCGGGATATCTTTTTTTCACATTGGGATATAGTGGTGATACTGAGATTTACCAATATCAATACTGGATGAATGAGTCTTCGCTTCCTGATCCGGACACGTTCGTTATGGATAAATGTAACATCGATCCTTATGAGTTCAGAGACATTGTGACAGCCACTCTCGAAGGCTTCGATGAGTACGACTTCGAATTGAAATTTTCATTAGTTTATAGACACAACAGGTA